TCAGGTTATGATGCGGGACCTTCTTGGTCAATTGTAACACAAGCAAATCCTGATAAATCAAAAATAGGGTTACATTTTTCTTGTACGACTATTCCAAACTATACAGCACAAACTTGTGATACTACTTGTGTTGAATGTGCAATTCCTATTAATGTGAGTTTTTCAGGTTGTAATGGTCAATTTGATAGCATTCAATTTTTGAATAATTTTCCTGCAGAAATACAATCTATTATAGATATACCATACACACAATTTGATGGCGGAATTTCAACTTTGAGTATTGATATCAAAACTCAGTTGTTGGAAATTATGGCTAACAATTCGTTGTCGGCAACAAGTATATACTATTATGGTACAGTACCAACCGATGATTATAATTCTTTATCGGCATATACAAGTGTAACAAACGTATTCAATGTTGCAGGATTATCATATAATACCGCTAACTTACAAGCATCTCAAAACGATGTATGGTATTACGCAACATTTACACCTGTACCTGATTCTTATATTAATTTTTCAGGTTGTCCTGCACCTGGTTCTTGTGTACCAGTATCTTTTGATACTCCTGTTGGTGATTATTTCTTAGGTTATTCTTTTTGGAATGTTATTACAGGTTTAACATTAATTAATCCTGTAATTCCTACAACTACTTCCACTACAATACCGACACCAAGTCCTACACCAGACCCTTGTTTAACTCCTACACCAACACCTCCAATTACTTCAACTACAACTACACAAGTTGATTGTTATTCAGGTACAGTTGTGGGTGTTTTATATTATTATTCTGCAGAAACATATACAGATTATAACGATTTAGTTGTGGCAACTTTCAGGTCAAGAGGTTTGTCGGTTTACGATGCTAATGATAACGGACCTGATTATGAAATACAACAATTATCAGGTGTTTCTTTAGATTTCAGTGGTTCATATTCTGCGGTAACTAAAAACCCATACGCGGTGTTTGAAGTTGATACAGTTGATAAAAATGGTGATGATGCTAGTTTCAAAGTATCCTTTAGTAGTGGAGATGCTACTTATCTTCCAAAAGTTTTAGGTGTAACCAATTTTGACAAAAATAGAATTGATGTTCCAATTTTCTTGGAAGAGAGATTCCAAACTATGTTGAACTATGGTTACAGAAAAGGATTTATCCGTGGTTTGAAAAAAATACTTACCGCTTTACCTGAGGCTAGAAATAATGCTAGTGATTCTATCGGTTTCTATTTGGAAAGATATCAAAGTCCTGAATCACCTTGGGTTGTTTCTGAGTTACGTGGTAATAAAGTTTATAGATTGTTTAAATTTATAACAATATCTGATGGTAACGCTGCAAACACACAGGTTAAAATATCTTTAGCGAATATGTCTTTTGAAAACTTAACATTTGATGTAATTGTTAGAGATTTCTTTGATACTGATGACGCTCCTGTAGTATTGGAAAAATACACAAATTGTGGTATGGACCCAGGACAGAATAACTTCATCGGTGTTAAAATTGGTACTCAGGACGGTGAATATGCATTAACTTCAAAATACATTATGGTTGAACTTAATGAAGAAGCTCCAATAGATGCAATACCTTGTGGATTTGAAGGTTTTGAAGTGAGAACATATACAGGCGCTAAATCACCATTCCCAATTTACAAAACAAAATATGATTTCCCTGGTGAACAAATTTATAACCCTCCATTTGGAACAGGTACAGGTGCAGACAATATAGCTTTCAGTCCTGGTGATAATCCAAGAAAAGTTTACTTAGGTATATCAAACACTATTGGTATTGATACTGATTTCTATCAATATGGTGGAGCACAAAATCCTTTAGATGTATGTTTTGCAACTACAGGATTAAATTGGGCAACAAAAACTAAAGGTTTCCATATGGATAAAAACGCTTCGGCAATTACTATCAATAACATTTATTATGATAATGTATTTGACCCAGTAATTGGTTCATTCATTCTGTCAGCATTTACAGAACCAATGCAAGAATTTGAAGTTGGAAATGCCACTTTCGATGATGACCCAGAATCTTCTGAAAACCCATACTTTAGATTATTTGCAAGACACTTTACTTTGTTAGTTAAGGGTGGATTTGATGGTTGGGACATTTACAGAGAATTTAGAACTAATAGAGATAACTTTATGTTAGGTTCTACAGGTTACTTAAGAGGTTCTTGTCCTACAATTAGATATCCACAAGCAACAGGTTGGGGTGCGTTTAAACAAATTACAGTGGGTGACGTTTCAGGTGAATTTGCAAACACTGACTATTATGCTTACTTATTAGGTATTCTAACATTTAGAAATCCTGAAGCAGTAAACATCAATGTGTTTGTAACTCCTGGTATTGATTATGTGAATAATTCAAACCTTGTAGAAGCGGCAATTGATATGGTAGAAAATGAAAGAGCGGATTCAATTTATATCTGTACAACACCTGACTACAATATGTATGTTCCTTCGTCAACAATTGAGTCTGATTTTATTTACCCACAAGAAGCGGTTGATAATTTGGCAAATACAGGTATAGATTCTAACTACACTGCAACTTATTATCCTTGGGTATTAACCCGTGATACAGTTAATAATACACAAATCTATATTCCAGCAACCGCTGAAGTAACAAGAAACTTGGCGTTAACTGATAATATTGCGTTCCCTTGGTTCGCATCAGCGGGTTACACTCGTGGTATTGTAAACGCAATCAAGGCAAGAAGAAAGTTAACACAAGAAGATAGAGATACATTGTATCAAGGTAGAATTAACCCAATTGCAACATTTAATGATGTTGGTACGGTTATTTGGGGTAACAAAACCTTACAAATAAGAGAATCTGCATTAGACAGATTGAATGTAAGAAGATTGTTACTACAAGCAAGAAAACTTGTATCAGCAGTGGCAGTAAGATTGTTATTTGAACAAAATGATGCTAAAGTTAGACAAGATTTCTTGGATGCTGTAAATCCGATATTGGATGGTATAAGAAGAGATAGAGGTCTATACGATTTCCGTGTGACAGTATCTTCTTCACCTGAAGATTTGGATGCAAATCAATTGGTTGGTAAGATTTACATTAAACCTACAAAAGCGTTAGAATTTATTGACATTGAGTTCTTGATTACACCAACAGGGGCTTCTTTCGAAAACATCTAATACTTTAAAATACGAAGAACCCCTCACAAAAAGAGGGGTTTTTCATTTTTTTTTACTAATTTTGTGAAATTTAATATTTATAAACAATGAAAAATGTGATTTTAGAAGTAGAAGAACAAGGAAAGTATAGGAAGGTAAAGTTGATGAAATATTACCTTTTGGATTGGGATGATAATCTACTTTATATGCCAACAAAGATTTATTTTGTAAATGACGATGGTGAAGAAGTGGGTATGTCAACACATGAATTTTCACATTATAGAAATCTATTAGATAGTTCTACTGGCAAAGCTAAAGAACCATTCGAATATGAAGGTGAAATATTAGTTGGGTTGGCTGAAAATCCTTTTAGAGATTTTAGAAGTGAACTTTCAGGATTTATGCAAGATGTTAATGCATCTGAAATAGGGCCAGCTTGGAACGATTTAGTAGAAGCAATTAACAATGGCTCATATTTTGCCATAATTACTGCAAGGGGTCATAAGCCCGAAGTTTTAAAAGACGCGGTTAGAATAATGATTGACAAAAACTTTAACGGAATTTCTAAAAGTGAACTTATAGAAAGTTTGAAAAAAAGAAAACAGAAAGCGGGTGAAGAATATACAACTGATGAAAAAGAAATAGATGATTATTTGAACAAATCTGTTTTTTATCCTGTTTCGTATTATCATAGCTCGGGTGGAACAAAACCAGAAGAAATTAAAAAGAATGTTATTATTAAATTTGTTTCAAATATTAAAGAATTAATTAATGACTTGAACATAAGAATGAAGGAAAAGGGTATGGATGAATATACACTTAAACCTGTTTTTGGTTTTTCAGACGATGATTTAAAAAATTTGGAATACTCAAAACAGATTCCAGGAATTAATATTTATTCAACTCATGGAGGAGTAAAGAAGAAAATTCAAGGAGATAATGATTTAAAAGAAAATATTAATAAAATAAAAAGATTAATTAAATAAATTTTATACTATTTATATACTGGATGATAACTTAAAACAAAAAAAAAGTAAACACAAAATTTTTTTGGATATATTTATAAATAAAAATAAAACATAAAAAGAAAAAAAATACATTACTATGGCTGATTTGCTGATGAAAATGCCGATACCCTACGAACCGAAAAGGCAGAACCGATTTATATTAAGATTTCCTTCTTCATTGGGTATAAATGAATGGTTTGTTGAAACCGCAAAAAGACCTTCAATTAAAATCAATTCAACACCAATTCCTTTTTTGAATACTTCAACTTATGTTGCGGGTAGATTTGAATGGAACGAAATACCTGTTAAATTTAGAGACCCAATCGGACCATCGGCAGCGCAAGCTTTAATGGAATGGGTTCGTTTACATGCTGAATCTGTAACAGGTAGAATGGGTTACGCAGCGGGATATAAGAAAAATGTTGATTTAGAAATGTTAGACCCAAC